TCAAGTTGAAACAACACCTTACACATTTAACCCTAATAACGAAAAAGATGATGAACTAGAATTGCTAGAGTCAGATAATGATGATAAGTCAACAGAAAGAAATGAAAAGAAATTGCAAATTGCGATACCTAAACTATCTAAAAGATTATCTGTTAAAAATGAAAGAAGTTTCAGAGAAACTGGTAAAGGTTGGTCAGTTAAAAATACATCCGAATTCAAAATTGCTTTTGGTATCAAGTGGGGCATTTCAGAAAAAACTTTAAAAGATGCATACAGAATATATGCAGAGTTTGATAGATTCGATTTACTTCAAGCAGTTGATGACCCAAACGATAAAACAACAATACATCAAGCATTAAAAATTGCTAGAGAGGGCACAAAAAAAGCAAGAAAAGTTGACCCAAATAAATTTAATGTGGTAGCATTTTTAAAAGGCGATGAACGAGCAGAAACTATTATTGAGAGAGCTAAAAGATACACAAAACAATACTCCGATAAAAGATTGACTACATCTATAACCACAGATGATGGCATTACATATGAAGTGCCAACTAATCCACAGTTTGGTTCTGAGAAACAATTTTTACTTACAGACATTAGTAATGCAACTCAATTTGGGTTTGCAAAATCATTTGACGAAACAGGTGACAATGCACTTACAACTCAAACAGGTATAAATTATGAAGATATAGTTTTTGTGAACAAGTGTAAAGCACAATATGAAGATGAAAGTTTAGAGATAAAGGCATTTACTTGGAAAGGAACTGCATCTAAAACTATGGCGACTGCTGGTAAAACTGCTTCTACTAAGTTATTTAATTCAAAACCTTTCTTACTTACAATGATGACCTCAGATTCTAGGGGTAATCCTACTGCTAACTCTAGGTACTTTCAAATGATTACATGGGTCACTAAAGATGATTTTAAATCTTCTGGCGACAACGCAACAATGACAATGCAAAAATGGTATGAGAATCACTTTGATAGACCAGAAGATTATATTGTCATTACAGGAGAAGTTTACGACAGCAACGGTAAACCAGAATTTAATTTTGCTCCGTTGATGTAAAAAGAATGTTCGGCCTGTAGCTCAGTTGGATAGAGCATCGGTCTTCTAAACCGAGGGTCAGAGGTTCGAATCCTCTCAGGTCGGCCAAAAATTGTGATATAAATAATAGATTATGACGAAGAACTTAAAACCTAAAGAAGTATTGTCAGTACTTCAAAAGAAGGTGCAACTAAAGAGAGACATTAAAGAACTCAAGTCTGTTGGTGAAACCAAAAAGGCAGAGATATTAATGAAAAAAGTTTCTCAATTAGAAGAAAAATTGCACTCTAGACCGCTATCAAAAAACTAAATAGTAGTATAGAAATTTAACACGGAGATATAAATGGCAACAATTAGATATGATGCATATAAAACAGATATGGAATCAAAACTTTCTGAATGGCAAAACAGGTACGATTTGATGGGTGGAGATGCAGGAACTTCCAGAACATTTTATTTCTATTCTAAAGATGCAGATGAAACAGATGATTCTATAATTGTGAGTTTATCAGAATCTTCAGACTTAACCGTAGACGATGTTGCACATTCACATAAGATATTTGAATGGACAGGCACCGGAGACATTATAGAAGCTCTTAATGCATGGAGAACTGCAAATCCAGACGCCACATCAGGCGGAATGTATTCATATTGGAATCAAGATAAAAAGAGTGAATCAGAAATCGATGATGAAAAGATTGTCGCCTATAATGCAGTACAATCAATTACCGCTAATATATCTTTTGCTACAACGCTGTTAGAAGGCGATGCAGACGCCACTTTCGAAACACCATAGCTTTCAAAATACATAAATAGTAGTTATACACAACAATGTGATAACTACTTATGGCCGTTAAAAATCTACATTTAGAACATTTAGAAGATGAAATCATCAATAACGGTATTGATGGTGGTCGTGCTTCTATAACCTTTCTACTCGCACTCAGAGACATGATGAAAGGAAATGCCAAGAAAAAATTCAACATGACTGTCAAATGGGATGGTGCACCTGCAATCTTTTGTGGAAAACATCCAGAAGACGGCAGATTCTTTGTCGCAAAGAAATCATTATTCAATAAAGAACCTAAGTTCTATTGTTCAGTATCAGAAATTAAGAACGCATCTGAACTATCTGGAGACTTAGAGAAGAAGTTCATAGACTCATTCGAGTATCTATCTAAACTATCCTGGAATAAAGTAATGCAAGGTGACTTGATGTTTACTCAGGCAGATAAGAAGATGAAGAAAATAAATGATGTAGAACACATTACATTTCAACCTAACACAATCATGTATGCTGTACCAGTTCAATCAGAATTAGGTAAACAGATTGCAAATGCCAAGTATGGTATAGTATTTCATACGACATACGAGGGTTCAAGTATAGATGATTTGGGCGCCTCATTCGGTGCAGATATATCTTCTTTAGGTCATAACAATGATGTATGGATTGATGATGCAACCTTTAAGAATGTTGCAGGTAATTCTACACTCACAGGAAAAGAAACACTTAAGTTATCTACTCTACTTACTAAAACAGGTAAGTCATTTCATAAAATCAAAAGACCTTCACTGATTAAGTTTATGAAGATACAAGACACCATTGCATCTAAAGGTGCAGGTGCAACATACAAAACATACATGAACGCCCAAATAAGAAAGGGTAAGTTCAATCTAAACTATAATGATTATCTTAAACACTTTGAGAACTAGTGGAAAACAAAAGTGTTTGGTGCAGTAAAGATGCAGAAGACAAAAGATATCAAAGAACAAATAGGTAAAGACCTTGTCAGAGATATCAGAAGTCTTAAACCATTCATAACTGCATTGACAGAGTTTCAAGTAGGCATGGTTGAGGCGAAACAGATTATCATAGATGGTTTAAACAAAGCAAAATCAATCGGCACATTCGTAAGAACACCCACAGGTTTAAAAGTAGTAAATCCTGAGGGATATGTTGCAATCGATGATGACGGTAAGGCAGTGAAGTTAGTAGACCGTATGGAGTTCTCACTAAATAACTTTACAGCTGCAAAGGCATGGGACAAATAATGAAAACATTACAATCATTCATATCAGAGGCGAAACAAAGACCCGCTGTTTTTTCATTCGGAAGGTTCAACCCACCCACAATTGGGCATGGTAAACTTGTCGATAAACTAAACAAGGTATCAAAGTCAGTAAAAGGCGACCCAATGATATTTACTTCTCACTCAAATGATAAGAGAAAAAATCCACTGAATCACAAAACAAAGATTCAGTATCTAAGAAAGTTCTTTTCTAAGAAGGTTGGTGTACCAGATGCAAACGCCAGAACAGTATTCGATGTCGCAAACGCATTACACAAACAAGGTTATACTAGTATCACTATGGTTGTTGGTTCAGATAGAATCAGAGAATTCGAAACACTACTTAAGAAATACAATGGTGTAAAGGCAAGACACGGTTTCTATAAGTTCGATGATATAAACATAGTTAGTGCTGGTGAAAGGGATCCAGATGCTGATGATGTGTCAGGTATGAGTGCATCTAAGATGAGGGCAGCCGCAGAACAAGATGACTTTGATTCATTCAAAGGTGGCGTGCCAGATAAAAAACTCGCAGACAAACTATACAAAGATGTGCGTAGAGGTATGGGAATCGCAGAGGAGTCGTTCTCCACTCTACCAGACTACATGATTGAGGACTTACTTAGAGAAGGTGTATATGACCCAGGTATCTTTAAGGCAGTATTCTTCATGGGTGGTCCAGGTTCTGGTAAGTCAACAGTAGTAGATGGTTTGGGTTTGAAGGCATTAGGGTTGAAACTAGTCAATACAGATAAGTCATTTGAGAATGGTCTAAAGAAGGCAGGTCAAACCTTAGACTTAAATGCAGTACCTGCCGATATCAGAGACCCAATTAGAAAGAAGGCGAAGAGACAAACTACTCGATTGATGGACAGATACATTGACAATAGACTTGGTCTTATCTTCGATACTACAAGTGCAAACGACACTAAGATTAAAGCGTATAAGAACATGTTAGATAAACTTGGTTACGAATCTAAAATGGTGTATGTCAGTACATCACTTCCAAACGCATTGGCAAGAAACAGTTCAAGACCAAGACAATTACCAGATGCGATTGTTAAGAAAGATTGGAACAATTCACAAAAGAATATT